CGATCCACCAGCTATCCAAACCTTCAGATTGGTCTTTCTGCATTGATTTGGTATAACCTAAGAAGTCTGGCATGAGTTCGATAGCTTCATTAGCAATAGTCTGAATATTATCTAAGAAGCCTGGGATATCTATACCTAGTCTATACTTATCCCTTTCCATGCAAAATTCTGCGAACTGGTCACGAAGAGGATGATACTTCACATTCTCTATGATGGAAAGCTGTCGCAACGCTACCATCTTGGGTCCCCAGACATCGGGGTCATAAAATCTCTCCTGTTCCATAAGCCTACCTAAAGCCCTGTAGGTGGAGTAAACTCCTACGCATACGCCATCAACTCGATAATCCTGATGGTGCCACCTTCGTAAGTATACGCAGTCCTGTTTGCTGGCATATTGTTTATCGAGATTCATTTCCTGACCGTGAGATGAATATGCCTGCACTACATCCTCCACAGCGATTCCTGGATAGGTGAGAACTCCATCATCACCTAGGCACTGTGAATTCAGATTCAATCGGGAGTGAGCCTTTATAGCAGCTTCATACTGAAGCGCTCTGTGTAGTAACGTCTCATCAGCATTAGTACCTCCCGAACCAGAAGCCATGCCGTGTGCTCCTGTACGTATTTTACCATAGTCATAAGCCAGAGGTATATTATACTTTGCGTAAAATACGGTGTTTAACCAATACTTATTAAATTGTGTCGGTGATAGTAACCCACTCAGGATCTGATGGGCACCTTCCTGGCAGTGGCGATTGAAATGTTGGTCAAACTTTGAGAAGTCAGTACATACTACCAAGTCATCGGCACCTTTCGTATCAAACATCGCTGTTATTCTACGATCGACTGATTCCATGCCAACCCACGCAGGGACTAAGTCATATTTTTGTGACTCTTCAATGAATACTTGGTAAACTTGTAACTCTAAGATGTTTAAACCGTAGGGGAACATCCAAACAACCCTCTGTTTAACATCTTCTTTACTGGGACCACCTTCTTGGCCGCGCCATCCTAATACTGCGGCGATATCCCAAGTAGATGTATCCATTCGCATACCATCCCATGGATACTTAAAATGTTTTGAGCCTTGCACTACATACATGGGAGTCTTCATGTCACCACGTTTATCGTACCAGGCAA